TTGGTCAGTAAAGTACTTCTCCATAGAAGCCTGACCCCAACAATATACTTTTTTATAGCCTAAGTCTTCTGCTCTAGCAAAAGCCATTTGCATCATGAAGTCCCCAATGCCTTGACTTCTAAAATCTTCACGAACATATAGGTTTGCAATCCATGGGTTAAATTCAGCAAACATGGGTACTTTTTCATGAACTATGGAAATAGTGCCAGCTAGTTCCCCATTTAACTCTGCAATAAAGCACGCTGGTAGACCCATTTTAACTTTAGATGCAGATTCATAAAAAGCATCAAAATCAAAATCTGTGTAGACCTCTGGGTATTGAAGTGTCCAATAAACCTTATTCCACTGCGCTACTTGATGCAGGGTCTCAATAGCATCAGGTAAATGCTTAAAAGCCAAAGTATTCATTGACTGCTGATTATCCTCAAATACATTAGGGTGCTTGTGGTCGTCAGATACGTTCATGCCTAGGGTCCTCTCTAAAGTTATCCTGTTGTTTTTCTATTTCTGTAACTATATCAGTCCATGAACGAACCCCTTGGCGGGAGTCTGGTCTAAACTCTTCTCTTATATAAGTAGGGTTTAGAAAAACTAATGTAGTAAATCCCTTTTCTAATAGTTTAACTGTTAGTTCAGGGTCTGAAGTTACCACAAAATCTACAGGACCTAAAGAATTTACCCACTCTACGTGACGTAGCTTTGGGTTGTCTCCTGGTGCAGGTACATCAGCAATATCAACCAGGTCATCATAGTTGTTAATACGCTGTTGGCGCAACCAATGGTCTGCTTTATCTTTATCTTTGCAAAGGATAAGAACGCGGTTCTTTTCTTTTAATGTTCTGTACAGGGAAATGCCATTAGGTATTGGATGGTTATTATCCATACGTAATACATCATCCATAAATAGCAAAATAGCCACGTGTTGTGCTCCTAAATATATTAACGCTTGTTAATAAGTGCTCTTCTTATCAGTGTATCGCTAGTTGGTAGTTCCATGCCATAAGTATTAGATTCAAAGTCTTTCTTTGATTCTGTAGCAATCTCTTTTAACTGCTTTAGCGCCTGTACAGTACCACTTGATTTACCCGCTTGCCAACGATAGTTATGTACATCCGCATACCCTTGTCCGCTAGGACTAAAGGCATACTTTCTACCGTGGTGCATATCTTCAAAAAGTGCAGCGCCCTGCTCTACCGCCAGTTTAAGTGTGGCTTCAGCATTGCGGCGAGCGCTGTCTGTAGGTGCCGCTCCTATCTCATTAAGTGCTTTAGAGTATCTACTTAAAATTTCAGTAGCCATGGAAGTATCTTGCGCTACTTTTCTATCCCAAGCCTTATTGATAGGAACATTTTTAATCTCTGGTTGCACAGTCCAGTCATCATTTGTTAATGAGTAGGCTGCATAGGGTTTGATGGAGCGAATATCTGATTGAACATTTGCATAAAACGTTAGTTCATAAGTATTTAAAAAATCATTAGTCATGGGGTTCAAAGCTGTGGCAAAATCCTCGTTGAACATCTGAGCTATCTGTTTATCACTTAAAGCCTTGTATTCTGGATTAGATTGTCTAAATCCTAAGTAATTAATGCCAATCAAACAGTCTAGGTCAGCTGGTTTACGAGCTGCGGACCATTGATAGCTAACTCCAGAGCCAGCAAGCCAAACATGGATGTAGCCCTCAGGGCTGTAATAGTGATTCTTTAGGTGATTAATTAGTACCCGAAGGATAGAAGCGCGGGTAGAAGCAATTAGCTTTCCATCTCTAAATAGACGGGGGTCTAACCCCGCACCTGGGGTTGAGAAGTAGGAAGTCTCAGATGGCTCTACTGATACGGGTTTTGCTTTCTTAACCAGCGAATCATAGAAATCCATGAGGTTATTCTATCTCGTTTATGCCACTTTCTTTATACTTAACGTCGGTATCCCAGTCAATAACTCTATGAGTTTCTGGTTTATCTGTCTTAACAAGGTTCATAAAGCCACATGTTCCGTGTGCGCTAACAAATTGTTGCGCCCACATAATCACCATTGACTCATTACCAGCATCGCTGACATCCGCTTGAAAACTAGCGGAACAATTGCAACTCATTTCGATGAACGCCATGGTCAGCCACCTTATCCCTTAATATGTAGTTACAGTATATCGCGTTGGGCTAGCGCTTCTCGTATTGAACTCGATACGTCTTTTTCAGCTTCTGGGGTAGCAAGGTAGCCTTTTAGCATATTTGTGACTGTAAAGGCGATATTTGTCTGAAGCATACTCTCTACGATGTCCTGACACCCGTGCTTGATGTCTTCCATAGAAGCTGGGCGCTGGATGTTTGGCTTCATACCCAACTCAGCGGTTGCGTACCAATCTCCTGTTTCTTTTTTAATAATAAGAAATGCGGTAACTCCATCGGGACCTTTAATACCTAAATCTTCTGGGTTAAGTTCTCCCAAATTAATTGTTTCTTCCATTGCATTAATAACTTCTGCGTCTTCGATGTTATCTGTCATTTGTATAGTCCCTTACTCTGGTTGTGTTTGGTCATATTGTATGACTTTACTGGGCAAAAGTCACATAGGTGCATCTTTGGTAATTTGCTAGGGTCTAACCCAGCATCAATACGCTCTTTAGAGGTATCTGCTTTAAGAATCTTTTTATCGCTCTTATAATCAGGGCACTGACCCTTTGGTCGGTTATGTTGTGAGTAGCAAGTCATGGCATCAGCTGAGAAATTAGCCTTAGTCTCATAAAAGTTAGTACCAAATACATCTAGCCCTGGTGACCCACCTTTTTGGAATTGTTCAACAATTTGTCTTTTACCATCTTCATGTTGCCACACGGCAAGGTCAGCGTCTGCAAGCATGCCTTTGTGGTCTGGGTGGCGTGCAACCATGGCATGTAAAAATGGGTTTTGATTTTGGTCGTGCCCTGGCTTATTGCCAAATGGAAATCTGTCATCGTATGGAATCTCATCCACAGATTTACATGTATAACAAGCTAATAGCAATACCTTAGGGCGTTCTTCTTTAGGAGCGCTAGGGTTTAAGTTAGAAAGGTCCAATACCATGTGGAAAGACTACCATACACTTTAATCTTCTTCCAACATCTTTTTACGTGCTGCAGCCCTTGCTGCTTTATCTGCTGCCTCTGCGTCTGCTTTTTTCTTTTTTTCAAGTTCAATAGACTCTGGAGTTACTCTAGAATTTGCACCTTTAAATAAAGCTGCAATATCTTCTTTTTGCAACCCAACTTTATCTGTAACCGCTGTTACTGGGCTTACGGGCTTTACAGGACGTGGGGCTGCTGGACGTCTACCAGGCTTTTTAGCGTCCTTTTCAGAAGTACGTGGAGCGGGAGTTACTGCTGTAGATGGTTTTGGAGTAAGACCTTCATAACGTTTTTCTCCGCCACCAAAATCTGTTGCTACTTCAAACTTTTTAGAAATTCCTTCTTTCATAGCTACTTTTGCTGGAACTGATAGTGCGCCACCTTCGTGGATTACCATTTTTCCTGCATCACCGCTTTTTAATAAGGTTGTTAAAAAGTCTTTGTGAAATGGGTTTGCAGAATCATATTTAAAACCACGATGACCTGCTACATCGGCAGGCTCATGTTTGCTTAAATCTATATTAGGTTCCCATTGTGGACCTTGGGAAGTAGGGGTGTTAGCTGCAGCTCTTGCATCTTCAGCCTGTGCGCCTTGGTTAGCAACAATCTTGCCAATATCTTTTAGCGCCATTACTTAACCTCTACGTGACCACCAGAGTCGCGTGGACTAGGATTATTAGTTCGTGTTTTTTTACCACTAGCGCCCGTAGCGACGGCTGTTGGGTCACCCGCTGCAACACGGCGACGTTGCGCTACTTCTGGGCTATCAGTTCTATAAGTTTGAGAAGCACGAAGAAGCCCAAGCATAGTCTCTTTATGGGAGTTTACTGAGGCTACATCTGCTTTAGATTGGCGACGAGCGTCGCGTTCTCTGCGCCCAAACATTAGTTACCTGCTGGATTTACTTTTGCTGCTTCTTCTGAATTGATAAAGCCATAGTTCATATATGGGTGCAAGCCTGCACGGTTCTTGACGACATCTTGGTCGCCCATACCAGCGGCTACAGTTGTATTAGGACGGCGCTTGCGATACTTGCCGTCAGTTGCACCTTCATTTAGTTCAGCATTTACTGAACGTGAGCTATTAACTGTCATTATGCCATCCGTCCTTTAACTAAGTTGTGGGCCTTACGACGATTGCAGTTAGGGCACACGTCTTGGTCCTTCAATGATTCTACTGGGTTCATACGCATTCCGCACGCCTTACAGGCTCTAGAACCGTTATAAATGGTCTCTAAACTAACGTCTGTAGCCCCAGCCATGCCCTCACCTGTTGAATCTGTATATAGTCCTGGGTCGTTCTTCATGATGGATTAATCCCCCCTTCATCGTAATCTAATTGACGCATTTCATGGCGAATTTCTCCTGGAAGTTTTGCAACTTTACCACTCCACGTTTTAAACTCATCATTTGTCATTTTATATAAATCGTGAGGTAATTTTAAACGACGAGACTCATCGTGTGCGCGGTCTTCTGCCATTAAACTTGTCCTAACGTATTTCTGCTTGTTGACTGTGTGCTATTTGGGGTATTACTAAAGTCAGACTCTACACGCTGCTCTGCGCCTGGTCGTGGCAAAGCAACAATATCTTCAATGCTTAGTTCAGTATCAGTATACCCGTAGCGGTCTGGAAATAGTTGGATTTGAGGAAGATTAGGGCGAACGTGTGCTTGTAGTTCAGCACCACTCATAGTCCATGCTGCGAGCGCCTGACTTAATAGGCGTTCTTGATTAGATTGGAATGGGCCAATGTATTCCTGGGGTGGAAACGCAGCTTCTTCTGGAGTATTAACCCCAGCGCGGTCCTTGTCCCATGGCTTATGACCATAAACACCATCTGCAAATTTACCTGGCATTTTATCTCCACTGTGGCTTCATACGAGCCATCTGGTCTTGTCGTGCTTGGTTAATCTGCATAGGTGAGTCGCTCTTAACAGTAGGACCTGCTTTACCATCATTAGGTAGGTGAGGTGCTGGTACTAACTTAGATACTGGCGCATGACGTTTTGCACGATAGATAGCGCCTTCAACAGATGACTGCATCTGACGACGAATACCCGCTGTGTTTTCTAATCCTTCAGGGTAATAATAATCTTGCATATCAATACGCTCACCACGGTGAACGCCACGTTGATATGAACGCTGCCCAACTCTAACTTTAAGTGCATCCATTACATTATCGGATGTACTGGAATTACGACCACGGTCATCACGACGTGAACGAATAGTTCCTAAGTAACCGTCTGGATACTCTGCAGATGGTTGACGACCCACTCCTAAACGAAGAAAGTCGAGCTCACTGCGTGCTACGGGCGTACCACCGCCACCATAGTTGGTAGTGGTTCCATACATGCCGCCAGCGCCAAGCGCTTGGACATTTTGGTGGCTATTTGGCATACCTAAATGATACGCCCGTATCGCTTACTTGTTAGCCTTAAACTCTTTACCCTCATAGATAGCTTCGCCATCCATGATGTGAATAGGCTGTAATGTGAAGTGACCATCATCTTCATGCACCCAACCAATCATAATTCCCTGCTGCCAATCTTCCCAATGCTTTACTGGGCGACCTTGGTCTGTTAATCCTGACCCGTAGGAAGGAACAGCGCCATCAACACGGCATAAGCAACCTGGTGATGCTGATACTGAACGAATTGGGCCATCTCCATTAGCTACAGTCTTGTACTGCATCTCTTGTCGGTGTGCATGACCAAACACTGTTGATACATGTGGGTTCTTATTTACATATGCTGATGCAGTAGAACCGCCAGAACGCACTGTAGTACCGTGGATAGCACGTAGGTTTGGAGTAATCCAATATTCACCTGCTGGGTACGCGCCTACATAATCAACTCTAATTTCATCTAGACGAAGTAAATAAGGGATTGACATAACAGGCCAGTCTTCTGGGGCTGCACCTGCTCTTTTAATCCCTTTAGATGCCATCGCATTCATAGTCACATAACGTTGCATACGGCAATCATGATTACCTTCAATTAAAGTAATTTTTGCAGTTGGACATGTGGCACGCTGCTTAGCTAAAAGTTCGTGACCGTAATCAAGAGCTGGCTGAACTGTGTGTGCAAACATCTCTTCTTGGGCGTACTTGCCCATTGTTGGTAGGTCTAAATAGTCCCCTAAGTGAACAATCTCATCTACGCCATAACGCTTCTCCATATATGCAAGCAACTGAAAATGAACATCAATTGCGGCTTCATCATGGAATGGGTCTAACGTACCATCTTCATATTTACGGTACCCAATCTGTGGGTCTGGTACAAAAACAAATAACTTAAAACCATTTTTAGTGGCCTGACGTTCCTTGTATTCTGCTGGCTTAATAACAGTTGGTTTAGCTTGTTGAATAGGGGGCCATGCCCAGTCTGTTTTAGATTCTACTAAAAATGAATCTAATACATTTAAAATAGATGTTTTTTCTATCGACTCTTGCTGCATGTGCAGTACCCCTTAAAGTGTGAACGGAAAGCTGTTAACTTTGCTGGAATGTTATGCCCCGCTGCAATTAATGCTTCATATAAATTTTTAATATCTACTCGGCTATTCTCATCTTTTAATGATTCAAACTTTTCTTTTTCTTCTTTAGGTAGCGTGTTTAACCACTTTTCCATTTTACATACCGACGGAAGTTTTGAAGCAGCAATAAAATCGTCAAGTATCGAGCCTATTTTGGCACTCATCTTTAATCTCCTTTTTGATTAGTAGATGATTTCGTATATAAGCCTATCACAAATCAACTAAATGTATAGCAAAACACCCACGACTTTAAAAGCCGTGGGTGTTATTGTTGCCAACCTTGTTATGATGATAACAATATGATTGGACGTTGGTGAACGTCAGTGGAATCAACCTATAGCTAGGTTATTGTCCTACTTAATTTTTACTGTCTTTTCTTTCTTTTCTTCTGGAACGATGCGCTCTAGTGAAATGGTTAAGAAACCGTCTTCTAGCTTTGCATCTCCTACTAGTACATCGTCTGCAATTGCAAACTTCTGTACAAAGTTACGTGCCGCAATACCCTTGTATGAGTATTCTGCACTATCTTCACCGCGGTTGCCCTCTACGGTAATGATGTTTTCTTTGTAGGTAATCTTAACATCATCCTTCTTGAATCCCGCAATAGCAAGCTCAATTTCTGCCTTATCATTGGGCAAAGTCTTGATGTTATAAGGGGGGTAATTGGACTTAATACGAATGTCTTCTAAGTTCTCAAAAAACTCTAGATGACGCTCAAACCCAAATGTCCATGGGTCCAGCATATTGTGCAATGCTTTAAATGGGTCAGCAATAGTAACTGAACCTATTGAATTGATTTTTTTTGGTTCCAACCACTGGTCTCTGCCATGTGGGGAACCCATTGGGTAGCCTGAAGCCATAATATATCTCCTTAGACGATATAAGTTAAGTGACCCTCGGTTGAGCGGTCAGCAATAGTATACAACAATCTAAATTAAAATATATTCCCGAAATGCCAAAGCCCCCTATAAAGGGGGCTTTGCGCTATTTAGTTGTAGCGTTTACTCCGCCATACCTGATGTGAAATTAGGCTTTGAGCGGTTAGTTGCTGGTGGAATGATACGACCGTTTGCCTGTGTAGACGATGCTTCTGGGGCTGTGGTCTTCTGGAACTTAACGCGAATTCCGTATCGTGCTCCACTAGTAGCAGTAGTGAATGAGCGGGCACCTGTTGTGCCAGTTGCTCCACCTGCTGCAGTATTCTTCTTCTTTACCAATGTGCCCTTTACTACAGGAGCAACACGGGCTTTAGCAGCCGATGCGTTTTTTGGCTCCGCTGAGGTGGGAGCAATCGGTGCTGGGTTCTTAAATGGGTTCTTCATATTTGTTTCCTTTGGCCGAAGGTATCTACAAGGATACGATGTATTTAATGCGCTGTACTGCCTTAACTAGCTTTAATATCAAAGATGATGGCTGAAATCTGACCATCATGGCTCTCAATGCTAGTAAACCCTGGAATACAGGTAAGGTCTAGGCCTCGTGGGGCTGTGTACCCGCGGGCAATTGCAATCGCCTTAACTGCTTGGTTTATAGCGCCTGCTCCAACTGCACGGACCTTACAGGTGCGTGTTTCATAGATACTGTGAGCAATCGCGGATGCTACGGCTTGTGGGTTACTTCCCGCGCCAACGCGTAAAATTTGCTCGTCATTGTTAGTCTTATCTTGTTCTGACATGTGTTCCTCTGTTCTACGTATAGTGTCGAGGAACAATTATCTAGTTTATATTAAATTAGGTCTGTCTAAAGGGGTAGGCGCTTTGGCATAAGTTCCACAAATAGCGCACTCCATGTCTAACATGTACTGGGACAGCTCATAATCTTGAAATGAGGCTTTTACAGTCCAAAGGTTGGACTCACAATGAGGGCAATCATGGCATACCTCATCGGCATACTCCATGGTCCCCGAGTAATCAGGCTTGAGGGACCGTATCGACTTCAAGTTTTAGCTTCAATCTTTTCTTGGCGCTTACTCATAGCTCCACCGCTACCCAAAAACATAAAAAATCAATACCAATAGAATACTTGTCAACGTAAAAGCCAAGAGCTAACCGCTTGCTATAGCCATACGAAACCCAATACTTATTAAAAACTTGACGTTCAGCCATCATTGTCCGCCCCATCCTCCACCTTTAAACTGTACAGAAGGTGGTGTATAGACTTTAGTCATAAAATTTCCGCACCTGTCGCATGCTGGTCGTTCTGAAGAATCAAAACTTAAATGCATCTCTACAGTACTGTCGCAAGGTATGCAGACAAAATCATATTTTGGCATTTAAATCTCCCGATAATCTGGGCTCTGCACCTGTTGGTATATTGCCTTTTCGTAGGCTAGCTTACCATCCCCTGAGCATAGCCGTGCAAGCCCATATGCGTCACAAGCGTTGTCATCTGTAAATGTCTGACCCCACTTCTTGTAGGTGTGCAGAATCATCTGGTTCTTCTGTCCTGTGCCAGCGCCTGTTACATATTTCTTTAGCGTAGTTGGGGGGATTATGAGTGGGTACTTGTCAATATCTGCCAACTCCATCTTAACTAAACCACCAAGCTCTCCTAGATGAAATACTTTGCCTTTGGCTCCCATTGCGTAACCTTCCATGGCTACATCAATAATTTCTACCTTAGATAACCAATCACGTATAAAAGTCCGTATATCTAACATACGTGGCATTCCGCGATTGGTGGACTTGTATACCTCTGCGTAGTATGAGTCATTGTTATACGCACACATTGCAAATCCAGTAAATGATTGGTCTATACCTAAATATATTGGGCTACTGCCCGCTAGGTCGAGACCTCCTTCAATTTTTTTAAGGGGCATATCTGTTAAAGGAACTGCGTCCTGTAGACGTGCGGCGAGTAAGCTCACGGCTAGTCAAGGAGTAGTAGCGCTCTGTGTTCTCTAACAGGGTGTCTAGAAGCTTGCGATAAGCGTGTGAGTAATTCTTAGCATCGGCTAACTCTTTGATTATAGGGTCAGTAAGAACTGAAGCACGTAATAGTGCAGCTTTTTCTGTAGTTTTACCTGTTGTTTTGTTAAGCAACCCTTGTGCAACAGCATCATCTAAAGTGTTTTCAGATTCAGCCTCAGCAATAGCGGCACACGCTACCTGTGTGCGTAAGAAATTCATGTTCTCCATGTATTTGCTAGCCATAATCATCAACTCATTGTCATCAACTAATGTGATGTCCTCAGGAAAATCTGGTAGTTCAACTTTCATTGAACGCTTTAAAGGAAGACCTTGCGCCTCTAGTTGAGCAAGCACCGCTTCACTTATTCCTGTTGCTACTAACTCAGTCATCGTAACCTCCACATCTTGAACAGTGTCCCCATCCATCAACATTACATTTTGGTGGGACACCTGTCTTTACTGCTTCCACAATCATAGCGGCTGCATCAAATAAATGTGCAATTCCAAAGTCGCTTTTAGGGACTACAAACTCTTTGGTTTCTTGGTTTGCTTTGTTCTCATAAATTAATACAGCTTCTTGTGGTACATCTGGATAACCTAAAAGCTCAGCCAACTTCATGTAAATTTGAACCTGATTAATATGTTTTTCAAATGGTGCTTTAATAGCAGCCCATGTCTTATCCATATCGTTGCCATTTTCTTTTAGCAAACCTGGGACTTCCCAACGTAGGGTACCCATACCAATTGACTTAATTTCAAGCATTAAAGGGTTACCTAAGTTAACTAACCAACCATCGGAGTGCCCGCTAATACGCAACGGTTCGTAGAACAAAGGCACTTCTCTATATTCTAGTGGGCCATCGTGACAGTCAGACCCGCCCCAAAATTCTTCTTCACATTCAATGCAGTACCATTTACCATACAAAGTACCCATTTCTTGGAACCAACGTTGCCATTTAGCATGGATACCGTGTCCTTCTTCAAACACTGATGCCATACGTAAACTAACGTTGCGGGTAGACAATGGCTCTTTACCCATTAGATGAAAATAAGAAGCGCGATGGCACCAATCTTCCCCAACCATATCGGAAGGATGTAGTACGTCTGTGCGACGACTGGTGTCTCTTGGCTTGGATATTAAATGCCGCTCTACTGAACCTAATACTCTTGTGTTTTTCTTAGCCACGTCGACGAAGGCTTTCAAGGCACCGCTTGGTTTGTATGTCATGCCTAGACCCTATCATCTAACACCCATTCTTTAAAAGTTTTGCCAGCTTTTTTTGCTTTTCTTTTTAACGCGTTGCGCTCACGGTGAGACATCCCACCCCATATACCGTGCTGTTCATCCATCTTGTCTGCATAGAGTAAACACTCTTTACGAACTGGGCATTCTGGTAGTCCATCACGACCAAAGCACACGCCTTTAGAGACTGTGGCTATCTTTTTATATTTAGCTTTATCACGTGGAGGAAACCAAAGCTCGGTATCTAAACCGCGGCATTTAGCGTTATGTCGCCATCCTTCTACGTGCCCAATGTCTTCGTACAATTACACTCCTGAAGATTCTGGCGCAATTCCAGATAATCATCTTCAGTTAACATTACGTAATTGTTATTGTTAAGACTGAAACCGAGGACAGGAGTCCGACTCTCAACGATAGCTTCGTTGACAATCTTTTCTAGAACCGCAGCCTTGACGGTTACGGAGGCTTTGCCAGTCCACTTGTGTTCTATTAGCAAGTCTTTAGACCTAACATCACCTTTACGACTCCAGAAAGCTCCACTGGCAGCGCTACGCTGACCACCTACAGCTTTTGCTAGTCGTTCCTCGTGCTTCTTCGATTCCTTTTGACCTTTAGTCTTCATCAGATGCTACAAACTTAGACCCAGCTTTAATGGAGTCCAGTACGTCGCGCTCTAACGTTTCTCTTAGGTCTAACTCTTCCCGTATGGAGTTAAGCATAGCATCTGAGCCCTGCCATTGTCTATCGCCGTAGCGGTAGTAAGCACCAGCACGGACAATAACCTTGTTAATGATGCCCATAGCCACAATTTCTTTACCAAAATCAATCTCTCCAGCAGGAACTGCGCCACCTTCTGCAAAATAAAAGTCAAAAGTAGCAACCTGTGATGGTGGGGCAGATTTATTTTTAATGACTCTTGCTTTAATAGACTGACCAATACGACGTTTTTCTTGCCCTGTACCAGACTCAATCCACTCATCACGGCGTACTTCCATACGGGTAAAAAATGCGTAGTCCTTACCAAGCCCACCTGGGGTAGTGCGAGGGTCGCCATACATGACGCCAATCTTTGAACGCCACTGGTTGATTAAGATACCTATGAATGGACGCTCTTCCTCTGTAAGGGAACGCTTAGATGCTTTTCCTACTTTACGAAAAAACTTGTTAGTAAGAAGCGCTGAACGACCTACAGTAGATTCCTCCATCTCCTTATCATCTTCTGCTGAAGGGACCAAGGCAGGTAGTGAATCAATGACAATACAATCGACCGTTTTAGAACCTGTAATTTCAATGACGGTTTCATAAGCTTCCTCCATGATGTTGGTTGATACAACATACAAACGTGATACATCTACACCGCAAAGTTCCGCGTACTCAGGAACCCATTGCTCTGCTGCAATCCATACGGTAGTAAAGTTAGGGTCTTTCTTTTGATTAGCAGCAATAGTCTTAAGAGCAATTGCAGTCTTGCCATTACTAGCCTCACCAATAATCTCATGCCATTGATTTGTAGGCCAACCTCCGCCTAATGCTACGTCTAATGAGATAGAGCCAGTAGTCATACGACCAATGCCCTCAGTAATTGCAGAACCTAAAACAATGGTGTCATCGCCATACTTTTTATTAATCTTTGTAAGTAGTTTAGTTAGTTCTGCGTTCATTCAAGTTTTCCAATGATAGTAGTTGGGTTCCATCCGCCTGTTGGTACTTGTATAGATGCTTGCACTGGTCCAGATGCTTGTGGTCCGCTAGTAACCCCTTTACCAAGCCCACTGCCTGACTGTACTACTGGGTACCCGCAATCGTAACAACGCTTACGTGACTCAGGTGTTCCGCCACCGTAGTTTCCGCTTCCACACCCTGGACAACGTTCTGCTTGAGGCGTCACCTGTTGACTAGGTGGGTACTGTTGTTGTGGCTGTGCGTAAGTAGCAGGCTGCGGGGCTACACGTGGTTGAGTGGCTGGTGGTAACGGTGCGGAGTTGTTACCAAGTTTCTGTGCCCACCAATTTTGATTACTCATTTATAACTCGATTCTCCCATTCAGCGTATTCTATATTACCTTCGTGAATAAGGCCAATCTCCATAGCAGATGAAAAAGCGCCTATTAAAGACGACAAACTAATGACTTTGTACATGGTTCTCATAAGGTCAAGCTCAGACTCAATCTCTTCTTCAGCATCTGGGTTTTTTTCCAGTATCTCTTTTATCTGAATACCCGAAATAATATCGGCTGCTACGTCAGACATGGCGTGAATAAACGGAAGTAAATATTCAATACGTCCCAAACGTAACTGACTATCTTCACGTTCTTTTTCATCGCCTTCATCACTAACCATGTTAAGGCCAAGCACATTTGAAACTTCGTTAGGCTCACCTAATTCTGTGTCGTATATGTACCAACGAGCGATAGTACTAAGCGGTATGTCTTTTCTAATAAGCTCAAAATCATCTTTATCTTTATTAAAAAATCTATTAAACCAACTCACTTAGCTTCCCCCCAACGTTGTACTACTTTTACATCAGCAATTAAAGGGACGTCTAACATATTAATACCTTCCATAGCTTCTCTAATTGCTTCTTTTGTTTCATTAACTAAATGGTCAGGAGTGATGGTTACAAGCTCATCGTGTACTGTCAATATGATTCGTGATTCTTTTGGAACCATTTGATGAGCGCGTATCATAGCAAGCTTCATAATGTCAGCAGCTGACCCTTGGATACGGGTATTAAACGCTTGGCGTTCAGCGCTGCCACGCTCAGCAAAGTTATTAGAGTTAATTTCTGGTAAAAATCTCTTACGACCCATAATTGTAGTGACGTACTTGTGGGCTTTAGTAGCACCAACAACTTTTATCCTATAGCGATTAACATTAGAAAACTTAGCAGCAAAATCTGAAAGTAAGTTCTTAGCTTCTGTAATAGAACAACCGATGGAACGCGCAATCTTATCTGGCCCTACGCCATAAGCCATAGCCAATACTAAAACCTTACCCCCTTGACGGTTGACTCCCATAACGTCACCTACAGTTGTGTATATGTCACCACCATCTAAATAATTTTTCATCATAATAGGGTCTTTAGACATAGAGGCAATGATGCGTGGCTCAATCTGTGAATAATCCGCTACGACAAGTTTGTAACCCTCTGGTGCGTAGAAGAGGTTACGGATAGCTTTACCATGCGCGGTGGCTGGGTTGGGAACATTCTGTAGGTTTGGGTTACGACTAGAGAATCTACCCGTCTCTGCGCCATGTTGAATGAAGTCGCAGTGAATTTTACCGTCAACAAGAAGGCTTTCTTTGATTTCAATTTTGGACTTTCCGCTAACAGTTCGGACAACTTCGCCTCCTAGGTATGGAATTACATATGTGCTTAACAGTTTATTAAGGTCTGCATATTCAAGTAATGCTTTAACTAATGGGTCTTTCTCACGGTAAGGCTCTAGCGCCTCCGATGATACAGAGAAGTCAGACAACTCTAACTCTCGTCCTTCCGCATCTTTCTTTAACCCTTTACCTGTAAGAATTTTAGGTTTTAGGCCGCGACCACCGTCAATTTTTTTTGCATATAAAAGCTGTTGTTTTTCTTGATTCGAATTAATGTTAAACACACGACCAGCAATTGCATAGATGTCTGAACGTGCCTTCTCAATGTCTTCTTCTAATTGCTTATGCAAAGTAGACAAAGCATCTTGGTCAATAGGTGCGCCTGCTAACTTCATATGGCATAGAACAGCTAGTACATCCATTTCTAAGTCCATTATGTTTTCTACATTAGCTTCTTTAAGTTTTTCTTTAATAACTTTATAAAGCATGAATGTATATTTAGCATCTAGGTATGCGTACTTAGCAACAACATTGAAAGCGTGCACCTCTACCTGTGCTCCTACGCCCTTCTCCATCTCATAACCAAACTCACGCTTTAGACAGTCATCAAGACCGCACTTATTCTTATTGCGATTGTCATAAAGAAATGAGCCAACCATGGTGTCAAAGTAAGGGCCTACGGGCACTTTGCCACCGTAGTATTTAGCAACAGATGTAAGGTCAAACACTAGGTTGTGTCCTACGGTAAGGATGTTTTCTTTAAAGAACAAGGGCTCCAGCGTTTTAAATACTTCTGCTGGATATAACTGAACGGGGGCCTCTTCAAAAATAACTGTAGCTTTTTTATCGTCTCTGGAATAGTCAGCGTCACGGACTTCTAATCCTTTTTCTTTACGCTTCTCACCTTGACCAGTAAGTGGGCGAACAATGTTCACATACTCACCATTTGGGTGGCCCATAGGGATTACATCACCGCGACCATGTGTAGAAAAACTAAGCCACAGCACCTCGTTAACAACAGTAACGCCCCTACGTGGTCCAACAGTTTCACAGTCGTAGGCAAACGCATCTTGTTTTAGATAGTAAGCAACCATCTCATCTAGCTGTTCTTTAGTCGTAATTATGTTCATAGATTCCTAAAAAGTGTAGGCCAGGGGTATGCACGTATACCCCCAGCCTATCACTAGATATTAGAGAAGGGAGTTAGCGATTTCTTCTAGTTCTTCCCAAGTGTGCTCTTTAATAACAGAGCGGTCGTATGGCTGAATCTTAGCCACTTCTGCTTCTGCCATCTCAGCATTGATGCCCCAGTCTTCCATGAGGTCACGAGCCTTAATAGCATTGAGGTTGTATACAGTCTGCTGCATTTTGCCTGTACGGCTGATGCCCCAGTAGTTCTTGGTCAACGGACCCTGTGGTGAGAACTCTGCTGCATGTAGTGTCTTATAAAGACGTGGGCTTGCAATAAGCATCTGACGTTGAACACCTGCTGGCGTTACAACTGCGATTGTAAAAGCACGCTTGTCTTCAGGCTTGCTTCCAAGCTTTGTGCATAGCGGGTCATTAGCACCTAGTGATACGTATGAGCGCTTACCAACAGTCTTCTGTTGTAGGAAGTGTTGCTTATAGATTGCAAATGGACCATTTTGGTCAATGAACTTAATGACTGCGTGTTCTCCATCAACAAATTTAAATTCTGTTGGGAAATCACCTGATGAGGTTGTTAGCTGTTCTGCTGCTGCCCAACCTGATGATACTGCTGTACTTGTTGCCTGTGCTGGACGTTCTGCAATGGCATCCATTGTAAATTCGTCTGCTGCTGGCATGTACTCTGTTGCTGTACGGTCTACCGACATTTGTATTTCTCCTTGTTTTAGGTTCTCTTGTTTTATTAAGTTAGCTCGGCACGCTTTATAGCGTCCCAAGCCTCAGCGATTGCATTAGTCAACTGCTGGTCAGGCCATTCTATCCTATTTAATTCTAGATATCCAGCCTTCTCAAACAAATCAACTACTGCTTGTATTTGAGCCCGTGAATATAACCTGCGTCCACGAGACTCATTTCCATTTCTATCTTTTTTATCACCTAGGCGATAAGGAGCCGCTGGTAGGTAACCTTCTTTCATCCAGTATCTAACTGTTACAAGAGGTCGGCCTAGCGCCTGTGCTAAAGCCCCTAGTTGATAAAACTCAAACAACTGCCCATTAGGCATTCGTTTAAATACCGCACTGGTTGTCCAGTCGGAATCTTCTACTGTTCTTTTTAATTTCTTTGATGAGTCTTCACGACGCTTACGTTTACTACCTGGATAATAAACATCGAGATTAGCAAACATCTCTTCAATCTCGTCTGGCATTACTTTACCAAAAACGCATATGTAACTTTTGCAGGGAACATCGTGTCGATGTCTTCTTCTGAAAGATGTCCGTTATAAAAAGCAGCCATGATTGCTGCTTCATCAAGAGTGGGAACCATCTTCATACAGGTTTCTCTTATACCTTTTTTAGTTAAGATAATTTCTGCTGCAGCAAGGTCTAGATTTTTAGAAGCACGACGTTGCTTCATGATTGTTTGGCCCTCTTCATATTCAAGAATGATATGGCCTTTGTCATCTTCAATACCGAATTCATCAATAGCATCGGTAAGATGTTTTTTAATTACTGATTGTCGTTCTGTAAGTTGTGTAATCTGGTCTTTAAGAACATTGAACTGTTTTACTTCTTCTTTAATGGCATCTTGGTTCATAATTTTTCCTAACGTTTAGCTGTTAGGAAGAACTTAGTGGATGCCTAAAAGGCTGTCAAGTTACTTTGCGTTGTTAGCCTTAATGCCTCGGTAACCAGTTTTTTTCTTGTTCATACTGCCTGGCTTTTTGTACCCAGAGCCATTAGGTGTAGCTGCAATTCGCTGGGCTAAAGCCTTGGCAATCTTATCGTGGTGTTTTCCCATTTGATTAGTCTTCTTTAATATAGGTTTCTAGCGCTTCAATAATGATGCTAGTAACTGTAATCCGTTCAGCTGCAGCTTTCTTCTGGACAGCAGTCCATAGCTGGTCTGATACACGGATAGTGCGCGTAGGCGTCTTAGGTGCGTTAGGCATCCATAAATTATAGACTAAAAGCTCTCCCCCAAGGACTCGAACCTCGATAGGCGGAACCAGAATCCGCAGTCTTGCCAATTAGACGAAGGGAGATTGGAGCGGTTGACGAGGCTCGAACTCGCGACCTGCACCTTGGCAAGGTGCCGCTCTACCAACTGAGCTACAACCGCATTGCTGCCCCACCTGGGCTCGAACCAGGGACCTAGCGATTAACAGTCGCTCGCTCTGCCAGCTGAGCTATAGGGCATTAAACATTGGAAGATTGAAGATGAGACTTCAAACTATTAACTGACATACCAACTTTATCATCATCTGTTTCAATACCTTCGCCGTCCATAATAGCGTTGGCAATATTACTTTTTTGTTGCAAAGCCTCCCACTGACGTTCCTCAATACTTCCAGCAATAAGTATATCTTGAATAACAATAGTCTCCCAAGTTGATGATGCTCTTTTAATACGGCCATTTCTTTGGGTGGCTGTGCCTGAAGACCATGGAAGGTCATAGTTAATTAAAAGGTTTGCTGCAGGTAAATCTACACCGTAGCCTCCAGCATCGCTAGATATAAGAACCCTAACAGTGGGGTCTTCATTAAAAGCAATTTTGTTTTCTTCTTTGGTCTTGGCATCTAATTTACCTGAATAAAGACGACATTGTTCTGAACCTAGTTCTTTAGCAATCTTGTCAAGCATATCTACATAAGTAGCAAAGATAACTACTTTGTTCGCTTCATCCTGTTCCAAAAAGTCTTTAACGTATTGGGTGAGATAGTCAAGCTTAGGCGAGTTAGATACATTATCAAGAAAGCCGCTATCAACGATTTCAGTGATGTAAGCACTTCCTTCTCCATTCATTAGTTTAAATTTCTTTGCGCTGCTAGTTAACAATTCGGGGTGTGAACAGAGCATCTTTAGTGCCCCAATCTTAGACATAATTTTACCGCGCATCTCATCTTGCGGACCGCCACGGCTGGACTCCATGCCGTAATGAGCCATGACATTAAAATTAGAACCAAACAAGTCTTGAGCTTCGTCAAGGTCTGCTAATAGGTCTTGTGTTATGCGAGCGTATAACTTAGATGAAGCTCTATCAAAAACAATTTTAACTGGGTCTTTATGTATAGCGTCAGGAAGATAGGGAGCTACGTCTGGGTCCTTCTGCGCTTTACGTACAGAAGCTTCTTTCATCTTATTGTGAAGGGTAGACAAGTTACGGTAATACTGAGGGGCACCCCATGAGTTACGCACAATAAAAGCTGCATCAAAGATATCAAAACGACCAAGAACGCTAGCGTCTACAAACTGCATAATGCTATACAACTCTTCAGGCTTACCGTTTTCAATAGGTGTGCCAGTAAGAGCAAATCTAAATGGGGAACTAACTAACTTCTTTACTGTTTTAGAACGCTTGGACCTGAAGGATTTGATTGCTGTTGCTTCGTCAAGAACGACAAATCCTCTTGGTAAGTCTTTGATGGTATCCCAGTCGTTAACAACTTGCTCATAGTTAACAATGATGTAATCAACGCCCGAAGTCCGCCAGTCGATTGCTTTAGCGTACTGCTCTGCTCTTTTCTTTGGCGTTCCATCAATAACCAAAGCTTGTGAAGTTCCATTTGTAAATTTCTCAATCTGATTAGCCCACTGATATTTCAATGAAGACAGACAGATTATAAGACCTGGTTCTTTAATACGCTGCTCATCCATAAGGCGTTCTATTGCAGCAATAGTTAGGACCGTCTTACCTAAACCTAGGTCGTAGGCAACCAACATCTTCTGTCGGTCGCACATGCGGTCGACAGCTTCTGGTTGATAGGGAAGAAGCGTTCCTGTAAAGGTCATTAGATATAGGCCCTCATGCGTATGCCAATCAAAGTCTTAAGGTCCTCAAGGCTCCCAGTGTTCATAAATATCTGGTCTACCTTCTCACCGTCCATAGCAGTCTCTGACACATGTTGGTTAACCGCATTAACGCCATTACGTTTGATGCGCCACACTTGAGCGTTGTCATACTTACGTATGGCAATAGCTTCGTTAGGAAAACGAACATCGGTAATAACATAGTTAGCATTGCCAAATAACTTAAGACCTTTTAAAGCCTGCTCTATCCAAAAATCTTCTCCAAAAGTTTTACGGGCACCAACGCCTAACCTCTGAAGAAGGTCACGAGCTTCGGGATAGTCAACTTTAACTCTGTCCCACCCGTATACGTCAACCAACCCTTGAACTCTGTATCCTTCTTTGAGCATCGGGTTCGCCTCATATAACAGGTCACGTATGGGGTCAGCAAAAGCGACTCGTTGGTAACCGTAATTCTCTACAAGGATATCAGCCACAGTATCTTTACCTGACTGTGCGTATCCAGTTAGTCCAATAATCATTCGTCCTCTTTTCGTCGACAGTCTTTGCACAAAGACAAGGAGGTAACACCAAAGATAGTTAAGTCGTTAGTAGACTTACCGCACATAAAGCAGTTGTGCATTAGTACCTCACCTTTAACATGTGACGTGCGTTTTCTAAACCCCACCTTATCTCAGACTGGGACATTCCGCCAACATCTTTTTGGTCAGTGTTGTCGTAGTTAAAAAACCAACACTCCAATCCAAATTCCTTGGCTCTATTAAGTAAGTCCCTAGAAGCCTCATTACCAGCCTTATCATTGTCCATAGCAAATATGACTCTATCTGCTCCGCGAATAATATTAAACTGAGTTTGAGAGACTACACAGCCGTAAGCCGCTACGCCCCCTGGAAAGCCTACAGAAGCTAAACGGATAACATCTAGGGGAGATTCAACAACAATCATGTCTCCGCCCTCGTATAGGTCGTACCCAAATAAAGCATCGCTCTTCTTTACACGGCTAGTGTTCTTAAACATACGACGGTCATGGCCTTTTTCCTGCCATCCAATAAGCTTATTAGTAAGCGGGTCTCTAATAGGAATAATCCAAGACTTGTCGTCTGAGTTCCAACGCACGCCATACTTCCAAACAATATCTGGAAGCAAACCCCTAGTTAAACATGTAGCGCCTGGCACACCTTTAAACGCACTAAGCATTGACTCATGAATAATCGCTGGCTCTTCTTCGCGCTTAGCAGACTTATGTTCTGTAAGTCTTTTAAATCTAGCAAGCAATCCTGCTCCAGTAGCTATCGAACTCTTAGCTTTGTCGGGAGCTACGCCCCCTACATATTCAACAAGAGTGTAGATGTTTCCTTTCCACTGACATGAGAAACAAATAAAAGCACCACTATCTGAGTTAATCCACATAGAAGGATTAGCGTCTTCTTTACCAGTACGTTCTTTATGCGCTGGACAATGAAGCTGTAACTCATCACCGCGAGAACTAATTACATTTATACCTAAAGTCTTTAAAGTATCTTGCATCTCATCAGATGTCATTGCTATCAATTTCTCGGAATGTACCTGTGTCCCAGCCCCATAGTAGTGATACCTCTGCACGTCCAGAGTTACGGCTATCAAGAATCTTTAATACTCGTGTGTCATCTACGTTCTCATCTTCGCGTTGTAGACCAAAGATAACGTCAGCATCTTGGTGGAATGAAGATGAGTAACCAATAGAGTCTGCCGTTACCTGACCTTTACGCATCTTCCAGTTAAGCACCTGAGTAGAGATAACTACAGGAACCTTATAACGCTGAGCCATACGCTTTAGAGAACGGGTGATGTTAGTAATTGACTGTGGGGTATTAGCCTCACCAGTTTGCTCATCAATCATAAGGTAGGTACCGTCAATAAATACGATGTCTGGGTGCAAAACCTGAATCTTGCTAGCAATACCAGATACGGTAGAACCATTAGCGGAATCAACCAACCAAAACTTTTTACGCATTGTTTCCATAGACTTAAGTTTTGATTTGTAACGGCCTTCTTCCTCAGGTCCTAGCACACCATTGATAAGACGTGAGTGAGAGACGCGTGCACGCATAGCATCGTAACGAGTTTGCTGTTCATGGTTGCTCATCTCAAATGATTGAAACATAACGCACTTGTCTTGCATGTGAACGTTCTGTGCAATTTGTAATGCAAGTGTGGACTTACCTGTTTTTGGTGGAGCTACTACAACGATAAGTTGCCCTGGTTGTAGACCACCAGTTGCATTATCCATAGTTGGAAATCCTGTAGGAACTCCTAACATACCTGGGTTGTTCTTGCGATACTCGTACTCTTCCCAACGGTCTAATGGGTCTGCAGTTAAATCTATATCGTTGGTTTTACTAAAGCCGTCTTCTTCTAAACTTACAAGACCGCTCTGCAATATCAATAAAGCGCTCTCATGGTCTTTATCTTTTTCCATAGCACCGATGGCATTACCCACCATAGCCACTGTTGTTGCGCGGCGACGTTCTTCTACAACAGCGTCAATTAAGTAATCAATACTGTCTTCTGATGTTGCTGGTATGTAAGCAGGAAAATTATCAGCAATAACTTCAAGGCTTGGGCACTGCGCATACTTAAAGAAATGGTCGCGTGTAAAAGACCATACTCGTTTTACATCAGGGTCTGTAAACCATGTGTCTCTAACACCACGGTCAAATAATGGAGCAAGGTCTTTACTAAGTAACGCTTTACCTAATAGCTTAGATTCATTGTTCATAGTTCCTTGAAGGTCCTTCCCCAGTGTCCATATCGTAAGAGGCGAGAGTCTACATCAACTACACCAACTACTTCTGGACGATAGGGAAGTTCGTTGACCAAGTGATTTACGGATTCGTATGCCGAGTAGTATCTAAAGGGATTGGTGCCTGCCTTGTCAAGCTCAATCATTGTGTTTGATAAACCATCATCAT